ATCTAGTTGGCAACTATTGGGACGGCACTGAAAATCTTGTGAGAGCATATTCAGATAAAGGTGTACAAGCCATACTCCATGCCAGTAATGCTGATAAAGATTTATTGCCTTACATACAACAAGCACACGATGATTGGCATCTCTCTTGTGTTAAAATGATGTCATATGCTTCTAACGTTCCATTAATTACAGTGGATAATCCATGGAGCACAGACGGCAGAGATAATAAAAAAGGAGCGTCAATGCCATCAGGAGTATTTTTACCTTTCGAAACTTTATATAAGGCACCCAAACAAGGCACACAGTATTTTTGGTATGATACCAATACAAATGAAATAGGATCTGGAGAACAAAAATGAGAATATTAACAGTGGACAATTTGTCCTATAATTTAGACAAGTTGCCTGAAACAGTGTCGGAAGATATGGCTTTTTCTGTTTTAGACAATAGTAATCCTAAAGAGCCAGACTTTTTCTTTATACCTTTAATTTACATTGAATCTTTCAGTGCACCAGCAATAGTGCTAGACATCGGAGGTAAAGAAATTACTATGCCATTAGATTGGAGCATAGCAGTTGGCGATAAAGAAGACAGTAATACCGTTGAAGTTGTGCCTTTAACCAGCATAGCAGATAGAGGATTTTCAGCATTTATTTTTAATCCATTAAGCAGTTTCAAAGCAGACTTTGAAGAAGTAAATGTAGTAAATTTTTATAATGAAGTAAAATGGTACTTTCCTAAAATGAAAAATAATCAATTGATTAGTACGCCTTTAACAAATGGAAAACAACCATCTTGTGCTTTCTTTGTTAAAGATATTTCAAGACAGTGTGAAAGTATTGAATACACGCAGTTGTTGTAATGCCAAAAAAGAAAAAAGAAGAACAAATGATTTTTACGTCTCCCGATGGTGGTGAAACCGTTTATGGAGAACCACTTGGTGGTAAAGGTCCAAAGGTATTAATTTCCAAAAGTAACAAAGCAACAATAGAAGAAGAATGTCAAAATAGACAATTCTTTGTTACTGAACGTGCTGTTGCAATGTGTTTGGAACATAAAGGCTTGCAAAAAGCATGGGAAAAGTATACAATGTTATTAGAATTATATGGCTACGAAGATTAATAAATTACCTTTAAAAGATATACTTGCGGCAATAGATATGAACGCAAAGAACGTTTGGGAAGATTTATCTGACGATGAAAGAAAGCAAGTAAGTTTCTATTTGTTGAATAGATATGCAAGTGCTGTAAAAGGTAGTAGACAGGACAAAGAACTACAAATACTAAAAACAAATCAATATTATAATAAGAACTTCTTTACACTAACAAAACACAAAAAACTTTTATGGTATCTACTTTGTATGACCGCAAGTTCTAAGAAAAATATTAGGTATCATGAATGGATAGGATATAAATTTAAAGAGTCAGGTGGCACTGCCAAAACAACAAAATTTTTAGAAAAACTATATCCTACAATGAAGCCAGATGAAATAAAATTACTTGTTGCTATAAATGACGCAAAAGAAATAAAACAATTAGCAAAAGACTTTGGAATGACTCCGGAGCAGATTAAAAAGCAATTATGATAGAAAAATTATACACTTGTCCATATTGCAGTGCTAAATTTACTAAAGAAAAAACTTTATCAGTTCATATGTGTGAACAAAAAAGAAGGTTCTTACAAAAAGACGAACGCAGAGTACAATTAGGTTATCAAACTTTTGTAAGATTTTATGAACTGTGTCAAAAAGCATCTAAGACTAAAACATATGAAGAGTTTTGCAAAAGTCCATATTACACAGCATTTGTAAAATTTGGAAGTTTTATTAGCAACGTCAAGCCGTTGTATCCTAGCAAATACATTGATTACGTTGTCACAAGCGGAGTAAAATTAGATCACTGGTGTAGAGAAGAATTGTATCAAAAGTATGCAATAGATTTAATCTTACGTGAAAAAGTTGAAACTGCAATGGAAAGATCAATTAAAACTATGATGGATTGGGGAGATGAAAAAGAAGCCATTTGGAGTGATTACTTTCGTTATGCCAGTTTAAATAGAGCAGTAATGGATATTAAAGATGGCAAAATAAGTCCTTGGTTAATATTAAATTGCAAGAGCGGAAAAGACATGATGAAAAGATTCAACAATGAACAACTACAAATTGTGTATCCTATAATGGATCCAAATCATTGGGCATTAAGATTTAAAAGATTACCAGCAGATATTGAAATGGTAAAAGAAATCACAAAAGAGGCAAGACTATGATAAAAGAAAATAATGTTGTACCTTTGTTTGGTATACCACTGTGTCAAACACAAATTAAACCATATGAAGAAAGTGAAAGATTCATAAAGGAAAAATTAGATTATGAACTACGTTCACACAAAGTATCATACATATCAAAAGATGATTATGTGCTAGATAAAGATAATTTATTGCCTTTAAAAACTGAAATTTTAAATCAAGTTAGTGAATTCATGCACGGATACTTAGATGTACATGAAAAGCATAAATTTGTTTTAACAACAAGTTGGTGTAACAAATACGAACAGAACCAATACATACAGGAGCATTATCACAGCAACAGTTTAATCTCTGGTGTGTTGTTTTTAACAGATTGTAAAGACACATCAAACATTGTATTTCATAAAGATAAAAATCATACAAATATTTTCACTGACACTGTTAGATTAGACCACAAAGAACAATTTGACTTCACAAACAAAAGAAGTTATTTGTACCATCAGACTAGAATGGCAGTTTGTCCAAAGAAATGGGACCTAATGTTGTTTCCTAGTTTTTTAAATCACAGTGTTGAAATTAATGCTAGTCCAACAGATTTAAGATACACATTGTCATTCAACACATGGGTAGAGGGCGAAGTTGGTGGAGGTCACAGTAAATTAAAATTATGATAGATTTAACAATAGGCGCTGACCATAGAGGTATGGAACTGAAGGATCAGGTTTCCAAATGGATTTGTCCCATTGATGAGTGCATGGGCGATATTGTTACATTCCATGATGTTGGCATCTATGAAAATAAAAGAACAGATTACAACGACATAGCCAAAAAAGCCTGTAGATTTTTAGACAAAGATGATAGGGTTATTTTGTTTTGTGGTAGTGGTTTTGGTATGGCAATACAGGCAAATAGATTCAAAGGAGCAAGAGCGGTAGTCTGTTTTGATGTATTTGATGTGGAACAGGCTAGACAACATAACGATATGAATGTATTATGTATTGGTGCAGACTATACAGATTTTGAAACAGCAAAACATATGATAGAAGCATTTTTTAAAACTAAATTTTTGAAAGGTAGACACACAAGAAGGGTAAAAAAATTAGATGCCTGATGTAGATATAGACTTCGCAGATAGAACAATTTTGTTAGACAAATTGAAACATAGGATAGCAAAATTAGATACAGATAAGAAACACAACACAGGTGTTTACTTTACAGAGGTTCCGCATGATCCAGCAACAAATATGGCAACAATAGATTATGAAAGTGCCGAAGATAGAAATTATTTTAAAATAGATTGCTTGAACGTAAGCATATACAAAGACATTAAAGATGATGATCATCTAAAACAATTAATGAACAAACAACCAATGTGGGAGTTGCTAGAAGCCAAAGACTTCAGCGATAAAGTGTTTCATTTGAATGGTCATTCAGAAATATTAAGAAAGTTAAAACCAAAAAGCATTGAACAACTAGCGGCAGTGTTGGCAATCATCAGACCTAGCAAAAGGTATTTGTTAAATGAAACTTGGAATAAAATTATGCAAGAAGTTTGGGTGAAACCATCTGATGACAAATATTTTTTTAAAAAGTCCCACGCAACGTCTTATGCTGTTGCCGTAGTTGTTCATATGAATTTGATTTGTGAGCAATTAAAAAATGAAAAGTAAAGCAAGAAGAAGTTTAGCAAAAACATTATCATGGCGTATCCTGGCAACAAGTGATACATTCCTTATTTCATGGCTAATAACAGGAACAGTAAGCATGGCAGGTGCAATAGCAGGTATAGAAGTAATAACAAAAATGTTTTTGTATTACGGACACGAAAGAGTTTGGAATAAAATTAGATGGGGTAAAGACAAGACTGATCACCCAACATATGTTTTTCCTTATGAAGATTGGAAAGTTAAGAGAGTAAAAAATTACCTTGATAAAAAAGGTAATAAACGTCTATCAAAACTACTATTTGATTAATTATTTAGGCTTACGTACCAATTGAACAGACTTACGTTTACTGCGTTTCATCGCTAAATTGGCAAGACTAGTCACTGGACCTAGTTTGACTGATACATCTTTTGTATTCATTATCATTAACACATTTTTAAATTTTTCCATTTCCTGTCTCAAAAATATGCCAATTGGAATCATTCTGTTGGACTCATGCCACCATGTGCCACCCAGTTCAAGAAATGCTTCTTTTAGTTTAGAATGTATGTCTGTGTATATGTACATACTGGTAATTGCATTGTCTTGATTGTTTATCACCCCCACATACTCCTGTCCTCCGTACTCTACTACGGATATAA